ATGCCAAAAGAATTATCAAAAAGCACAATAGAGATTGTAGTATGTTCAGCTCTTCCCCATGGTCAAGTATTCATTTTGCCGAGTGGGGAAAAACTCACCATAAACGGAAGACCTGAATCAAGATTTGTAGGGGAAAACAGGTTGCCTTTAACCGGGAATCAGTATGGTGAAACACATGGAGTCAAAAAAGATGATTGGGAAGTCGTTATAAAAAAATATGGATCAATGGAAATTTTCAAAAACAGGATTATCTTTGCGGCCGAAACCAAGGACGAGAAAAAAGCAAAGAAGAGAGAAAACAAAAATGTAAGGACCGGCCTTGAACAAAAAGACCCTAAAAAAAGTAAGATAACCAAGCCAAGCAAAGAATCGGAATAAAAAATGGCAGTTGTAACCTTTGATCCGACAGCATTTAAACTTGCATTCCCGGCATACGCCAGTGCCACGGACGAGCAGCTTGATTCATATTTTCTTGTTTCTGAGCTTATTTTAAATAATACAGACGCTTCTCCGGTTCCATATGATCCGACAGGAAGTCCGGTAATTGCTGAAAGAAAAATATTGCTGGATCTTCTGGTAGCTCACCAGGCAGAGCTTGAAACAAGGGGAAATGGCGCAGTAGGTCGGGCAGACTCAGGTTCAGAGGGTTCAGTGTCTTTTGATCTTGAAATGATAGCAACCGGAAACTCTCAATGGTTTCTGCAAACTCAATGGGGCGCTACATACTGGCAAGCAACAGCAAAATACAGAACTGCTCGTTTATATAGCGGAATACCCAATAGGTGCTTAAATGCCAACAATTTTGGGATCTACTAAAATAGACAAGCTCCTTGAGGAGATAAAATCAAAGGCTGCTAATACGGAGCTTAGATTGGGGTTCCTTGAAGGGTCAACAGATGAAAATGGTGAGTCTATGCCACAACGTGCCTTTGATAATGAATATGGAGCAAATGGACCACCACGAGGATTCATGAGAACAACGGCAAAAGTTCACGGAAAAGAATGGGCAAAAAAGGTTGGTCATTTAATAGAAAACCAAAAATGGGATTTTGTTGATGCTCTTCAAGTGGTTGGTGATATTGCAGTAAAAGATATGCAGGAAACTATTCAGACATGGCCTAAAAGCCCTCCAAACTCGCCCAAAACCATAGCCAGGAAAAAAGCTGCCGGATGGAATCCATATGATCAGCCTTTGGTTGCGTCTGGTAACATGACCAGGGCAACAAGTTTTGAGGTAAAAGAATAATGGGTATCAATATTAGGGGAATAGTCAGGGCAGGTATAAATTCTATAAATCCTGATATCAGCATTGTTATTTTGCAATCAGATGGGTTTACCGTGATACCGGGTGGAATTCAAGTCCCTGCATACCTGGACGCAGTTGGAGAAACCGGACAATTGCAGCCGGTCCCATCGGAAGAATTAAAACACATTAATGATTATAATTCATCTTCTGTTTATTATGATCTTTATATTGATGGTGACTGGCATTCATTAAACAGGGCAGACGAGAAAGGTGGGGATCTTATTTATTTTGATGGTTTTGAATGGCTGGTGATATCCAGACCAGAGGCTTATAGTCTAACCTCTAATTGGACAAAGGTTCGAATAGTTCAGCAAAAAACAGCAATCCCCCCGGTGATACCATGAGCGAATCAAATGATATCTATATTGCCTTACAAGAATTTATAGTTAATTTTACCGGGGCAGCAAGTGACCATGTTTTACAGGGTTGGCCAAACAGAGCGGCAGTGCCAACGGATGACAATTTTGTTTATATGAGAGTTTTGACACAATCAAGACAATCTACAAATATTCATGAAATAAACGCAGCAGGGGACACAGATACCGTATATCAACCATTTAGAATGTCGATTCAGATGGACTGTTTTGGATCATTGTCACTTGAATGGTCAACGATAATATCAACCATTTTAAGAGATCCTATTGGAACAGATTATCTTGAGGCCCGGGGAGTGACATGTTTATTTTCGGATGAAGCAAGAAACCTAACTGGGCCTTTGTTGGGATCGGATCAAAATGTATCCAGGTGGATGGTATTGGCAGAATTGCAGAGAATAGGAAATGTTCCAATAACAACGGAAACAATGACAGAAGCAGAAGTTGAAATAATAGAAGTTTATTCAAGATATCCAGCATAAGGGGGTTATCCATGGCTATAGGAGCCAATCAAATTGTAAATATCATACCTGGAGTAGTCAGTGCCGGGGGAAATCCACTTGATTTAAATGGATTATTTTTGACAGATTCGGCAACAGTTCCAGCCGGAGGGGTTACAAGTTGGAACACACCCGAAGCAGTTTCAAATTATTTCGGGGCATCAAGCATTGAAGCACAGATGGCAACCATTTATTTCCTGGGTTATATTAATTCAAGCACAAAACCGGCCACATTAATGATTGGTCAGTTTGTCAGTGCAGACGTTGCCGGATGGGTCCGTGGTGGTGAAATAACATCGACCTTGGCAGAATTCCAGGCCATAACCACAGGGACTCTAACCATTGATATTGATGGAACTGTCCACACATTAACTGGAATCGATTTTTCGTCTGACCTTTCATTTTCAGCAATAGCAACGAATTTACAGGTTCTTTTGATTGCAGACAGTGCGCCCGTTGGAACAACTGTCGCATTTTCAAGTAATTTCAATGCTTTTCTTATCACAAGTGGAACAACGGGAGCTTTATCTTCGGTAGGGTTTGCAACTTTCGGAACAGTTGGCGATATTATGTTATTGACTGAGACTCTTGGGGCTGTACAGTCGCCAGGGCTTGCCACAAGAACAATCGCCGAAAACATGGATGCCTATACAGTGATTACCACAAACTGGGTATCTTTCATGTATCTTTTCACCCAAACAGATGACCAGGCCATTGAATTTGCAACCTGGACCAATGGTAAAAATCTTGGCGTGAGATATGTCCATAGTACTTGGGATATCAGCGTGACGGCCACAGACCCAACAAATTTAACCAATATCGCAAAGAGGGTTGCGGCCCTTTCTTTATCCGGTACGGTTGTAAGTTACAACACGCAGGAACTTGCAGCATTTGTATGTGCATTTATAGCTTCTCTTGATTATGATGTGACCAATGGTAGGGCAACAATTTCTTTTAAGAGGCAAGGCGGTTTATCTGTAACCGTTGATAATGCAGAAGATGCAAGTGGTTTAATTTCCAATAAGGTTAATTTTTACGGAGATTACCAGACGGCAAATGATTCTTTCCGATGGTATTACCAGGGCAAGATATCAGGTGAATACGGATCTGTAATAAAACATGTGAATGCGATTCAATTAAATAATGCTTTTCAGCTTGCTTTCATGTCTCTTTTTGCAAATATTCCATCTATACCTTATAATTTGCGCGGATATGATTTGATCAGATCCTCAGCAATGGACCCAGTAAACGCCGCTTTAAACTTCGGAACAATTAGAACCGGGGTCACACTATCAGAAGCCCAGGCGGCAGCAGTTGATAACGAAGCAGGCTTAACAATTTCCGGAATTCTTTCACAAAGAGGATGGTATTTGCAGATCCTTGATGCAACAGCACAAACAAGGGCGGCAGGCGAGTCCCCACCTATGAAATTCTGGTACACAGACGGTGGTGATGTTCTTAAAATTGAAATGCTGTCAAATGTAATAATTTAATTTAGAGGAAAAAATATGGCTTTTACAGATACAATAACAAGTGCGAATTCTTCGGGAACATTATCCGTTCCTGGTGTCTTTCCTGCATCAATTACCCTTGAAGGCTTTTCAACGGATGCTTCGGTATCCATGGATTCATTCAAGCCTGTAGAAATGAGAATGGGAATCGATGGTAAGGCAGCCATGGGGTTTACCCCAACATTAAAAATATTAAAAATAAATCTTGAAGCAAACAGCCCAACAAGGCAGGCGTTTTCAGATTGGACTATTGCCCAGGAAGTTGCAAAGGATGCTTATCCAGCAACGCTTGTTTTTACTATTCCCTCAATAGGAAGAAGATTCACATATGTAAAAGGAGGGCTTACAAATACAACTCCAATGCCAGCTGGGAAAAAGTTACTTGACCCGACAGAATTTGAAATTACTTTTGAAAGCATCGAAGAGGAACCAGTATAATGGCAAGAAAAGAATGTATCGTTACAATTCCCGGGAATAAAGATGAAAACCGGGACGCAGGAAACAGTTTTTTAATTGTTGAAATGGGAGAAAAGAAAAAAAAAAAATGGGCAACCAAGGCGTTGCTTGCTATAATGTCTTCTGATGTTGATCTCCCGGATGGAATAGATGTCACCGGCGGAATGCAGGAGCTTGCAAAGGTTGGGTTAAACTCATTGATGGGACTTAAATCTGACCATATCGAGCCTTTGCTTGATGAAATGATGGGTTGTTGCAGTTACCTGAAAAAGCCCGGGGATACAACATCAAAAACACCATTAACTCCACAAAACCAAGATTTTTACATTGAAGAGATTTCAACAATATTTAAATTGAGATCGGAGACTTTTAGTTTACACTTGGGTTTTTCGCTGGCCGACAGGATCTCGTCCTTCCTCCCCGGTCAGGAAAGCAAAGAGGAGGACAAACCTATGCCAGATATGCAAACACCCCAGGATACCTCGGGACAATCATATCAAGAAGATTGGCAACAAAAAAAGAGTTAGAGGAATATTATTCCCTTGAAGATGCTTTTGATATGTATGAAATAATTGTAGTCGATAATTTTAATGAAACGGAGGCTATGAGTGCCCACGATAGTTGATTCCTTAATAGTTACGCTTGGTCTGGATGCCTCCAAATTTAAAAAAGGATCGGAGGGAGCAGAATCCGACCTTTTAGGATTGGCAAAAAATGCTCTTGTGGCAGTGGCCGCATTTAAAATCCTAGAAAAAACAGTCTTAAACTTTGCAAATACCGGGGAAGAAATAGGCAGGTTTGCCACTCTAAATGGTTTGGCAGTTGAAGAGGTTCAAGCCCTTGATAATGCTGCAAAAATATCCGGTGGAAGTATTGGAGAAATGCGGGGGACCGTTGCGGATCTCAATAAACAAATGCGTGGCCTTTACCCTGTTAACCCATTTGCCGTGATAGGTGTACGTGCAACTGACGCCCATAATAGGATAAAACCAATGACAACCCTTCTTGTGGAAGTTGCCGGAAAAATGGAAGGGATGTCAGCAGCTAAAAAACTTGATATCGGGGAAAAACTTGGATTTGATGAAAGCACAATTTTTCTCTTGCAAAAAGGGAGGTATGAACTTTCTAAAATCTTTGAAGAACAAAAAAGACTAGGAAAGCTCACAAAAGAAGACACGAAAATATCAAGAAACATGAACGCCGCATGGGAAAAAATGGGTATAGCATTCAGGACAGCAGCCGCCCGGCAATCTTAGCAGTATCGGCAGGTATAGCCCTGCTTGTAAACGATTATAAGGTGTGGAAAGAGGGCGGAAAATCTGCCATTGGTGACACCTGGAAACTATTTGATGATTTTGTTAATTTTCTAAAACCATTATTCAATGGGTTAAAGAAATTTTTTCTTGGAGTAAGCCAGTATATTTTAGGAGTTTTTACTTTGGATTTTGGCAAAATGACAGATGCCACTTTCCAAATGGTAGAGGGATTAAAAAGGATATGGGATGGCTATAAAGGTTATGTAAAGGATGCAGCAAAAAGTATTCTTAGTTTTGTATACGTTACCCCAGAAGAATACAAAAAAATAGGAGACTTTTTCTTAGGAAAAAATAAAGATAAAGACAAAAAGAATATCTTGAATAATGACCCAGGGGCAGCCATTAGGCCGTCTTTGACAAATAATAATAATAATAATAACAAGACATCCACAAGCTCCCACAGTACCAGCATCGGACCGATAACTATCAACACCAATGCCACAGATGCAGATGGAATAGTAAGAGATTTTAGCGCAGCAATAAAAAGAAACGGTAGTTTTATAAACCAGGCCGAAGGAGGTATGATTTAATGGCACTCCCTATCGTTGATAAAAGCTTGTTCCCAAATGTGCCGGAGTTGCCCGGGGTCCCTTCAATAAATCGGTTGAATGATAAAATATTATTTCTGGAACCGGCAAACGTATTTACTTCTCAATTGAATAGAGTTCCTTTTTTGAGGGGTATCTTACAATATGCCTTTGCGGATGTTTGGGGGGTTTTTGATTCTACAGGCGAACAAATAATAGTTGCGGATACTTTTTTTGAACTGAATCAATCTTCTGCATCTAAAGTATCAACTTTTTTAATTGAAGAAGGAACATTTGCAAATTATAACAAGGTTGATCAATCGGATGAAACAACCATTGTAATGATAAAAACAGGTTCACCCAGTGAGCTTGGCGATTATATATCAGAGGTTGAAAAACTCAAATTAAGCCTTGATATAGTCAGCATAGTGATGCCAGAAAGAACATTAAAAAGTAGGAATCTTGAATCATATTCATATGATAGGAGAAATTCCGATGGTACAAATTCAATAGTTTTCAGATTAAATTTTATTGAAGTCAGAGAAGTAAGTTTGACATTTTCTACCAGGACAATACCGGCAGCATCGACAATGCAGGATAGAGGGCAGCAGCAGCCCAAAGAGGTTGAGGTTTCAACTTTAGCAAAATTTTTAAGTTAATAGGAATTTTATAATAATGGCTTTAAGAATACCGTTAATTGCCCAGGACGCACAATCTTTTAAAATAGTTCTTGACGAGCAAGCTTGTGAAATACAGATAAGATCCAGGCTCGACGGATTACTGTATATGTCTATGGTGGTCGATGGTGTAGAGGCTTGGAGCAATTACGTATGTTATGATCGCCAAAACATTAAACCCTTTGCGTACATGCCTTTTAAGGGAGGGTTATATTTTGTTGATATTGAGGGTACGACAGATCCGAATGCGGAAGGGTTAGAAACGAGATATTTTTTAGGATACCAGTCGGAAGGGGAAGGCCTCCCGGCAGGTTTTGTGAGCAATGTTTAGTTGTTATTTTCCGGTTAGATCTGAAATCCAATCAAGAGTACAATCAAATAAGAATTTTGCATCTTTTTCATTTTTAAACTCTAATATATCTGAAGATCCTGTGAACTCGATATGTATTTTATTTTTATTTAACTTAATTTTTTTAGCCATGGACAGATTGTACATTGAATTTTTGTATTTTATAAACATTTTATTCTTCCTTAATCTTTTTTATAACTGTATTAAAACGCCCAAAAAGAAACCCACAATACCGAATAATGAGGATGTTATTATCAATCTAATAAAATAACGTGGGGACATTTTCCCGGTTTCAACCTCAACGCCATTTATATAAAATTTTCCGTTAATTTGTTCTATCACCTGGCCGTTTTGTGATTGTATTTGGTAGCTCATGATTTTATCCCAATCATAAAAGTTGGTGGTTTTGGAAAATTAATTCCAATAGGATTCCATATATGCAAACAGTACGGATGATTATTAACATATTCTGATTCGGGTGGATGATACTGAATAGTGCATGTGTCCTTGCTCCAAAACGTGTCCTTAATCATACACATCTCCTCCCATGTCGGGGTCCTAATTTGTGTTGATACTGAAACATGCTCCCACCCCATTTGATCGGATGCGATAACCATAAGATCAGGCCTGTTATTGTTTTGCTTAAAAAGAAACAAGCCATTACTACCCTCATTATCATAACTTCCTAAATATCCGGTCCTAACTCTATTTTTGTTTGGGACTTTAAACATTGATTTTCTCCTATGATCTTTTACTTCTGTTAGATTTTTTCAAGAAGGTTTTTTTATTTTAACTTCTTAGGTTCTCCAAAAATATCAGTGATTGTTTTTTTGACATCATTATATTGTTTTCCAGCTTTCAAAAGGGATTGGATCATTGATTCAACATTTTCCAGGCGTTCGACAGTATCGTGATCAAGTGAGTCTCTAAAACGATCTCCTTTCTTTGGTTTTATATATTTTATTCCAACTATTTTATATGCAAGCTTGGTATATGTTGAAAACCCATGGCCTTTCATGCGTTCATTTTCTCCTGATTCCTTAACTCTTTCGGTTAATGTCTTGCGTGTTTCAATAGAAATAGCTTTTAACATGATCTGATTTTTTAAAGCTTTTTCCATTGTATTAAATGCATCAATAAATTTTAACTTAAATTTCATTGATTTTGATCCGGTAAAGCTCATTGCAAGAAGAGAAAATCCATCTCTTGTGATTAAAAAATTTCTATACTCTCTATTCCTTTCGTTATTAAAATTTGATTTTATAAAGTAATCTTTTATGGTCGAGCGTTCGGCCGTGAGTTCTTTGATTATTTTATCAATCTTTTCCAATGTGTGCTTATGAGTTTTACCAAATTTAGGACCAACTATTTGACTTTCAGCGAAAACCTTATCATTTAAAACTTTTACCATATCATTCATGATTACTCCGTTGTTTTTGTTTATTGCAATATTAGTATACAATAGTGACATTGTAAAGTGAAAAATCACAAACAATTATAATAAATGACAAAAACATAACAAAATGATATTAATCAATAATGACAAGTTTCTCTCAAAAAATAATAGAAATTCATTTTACATTAGTCACCGGACAGTTTTCAGGCGGGAACACCAAAATTGTAAAAAAGTTAAGGTGTGATGTCACAATTGACAAACCTGGACTTCCAGCAAAGAACACGGCGAGGGGTATGGTTTACGGCATGAGGCAGGAGGACGCTGAAAAACTCACAACTCTTGCTTATAGGCCATTGACCATTGGTAGACATCTTGTGGAAATATTTGTGGGAGACGATCCCAACAGATTGCATCTTGCATATCATGGAGATATAACCCAGGCGTGGGGTGATTACAATAAACAGCCTGACGTAAATTTTTATTTTGAGGCTGTAACAGGATTTTATTCAGCAATCGAACCTATCGCTCCATTTTCTGCCGAAGGAGGCCAATTAGTTTCTAAAATTTGTCACAGCCTATCGTCAACTATGGGATTATCTTTTACAAATTACGGTGTCACTTCCAGCGTATCAAATCCATATCTTAAAGGCACAGCCACACAACAGGCGCAACAATTAGTAAATGACCAAGATTTTGATATGTTCCTGGATGATAATAATATGTTTATAACTAATAAGGGACAGCCCATAGGAGATAAAAACACAGCTCCATTGATTTCCCCCAAAAAAGGAATGGTCGGATACCCTGAGTTTTCATCAAATGGACTGACCGTAACATCATTATACAATCCGGCCATAAAAATGGGAAATTGGATAGAGGTTCAATCGTCAATATCGAAAGCAAATGGATTTTTTAGGACAACCTCAATAAAACATAAGGTATCCAGCGAAACGAATGATGGGCCTTGGTTTACAATAGCGGAGATCTCATACATTGCCAATCCCATCTTTTAAGGGTCAAAAAAACCTACAAACACAGTCAAGCGATTACAACGCCAAGACTTTTCATATTCGCCAGGAATTATATAAACTCAATACGTCAACACTGGTAAGAGTTGAGGCCGTGAAAGTAGATGGCAGGATCTCCCCTGTTGGCTACGTGGATGTTAAGCCCCTGGTCGATCAAATGGACGGGCAAGGTAATCCGGTTGAGCATGGCATAATTTACAATGTTCCATATGTTAGGATTCAAGGCGGATCGAATGCTTTTATAATTGATCCGAAAGCTGGTGATATTGGAATGTGTAATTTTGCCGATAGGGATATTTCCAGGGTAAAAGAAAACAAAGTTCCTTCACTCCCGGGCAGCAAAAGATTGATGTCCATGTCAGATGGATTATACACCGGGGGTCTACTCAATGGAACGCCGGAAAGATACGTTTTAATAGATGATGATGGAATCGAGATAGAAGGTAACGCCCTGGTTAGTATAAACGCAACCAACGTAAACGTAACTGCAACCACGGTAACAGTCACGGCCACGGACAAAATAAAACTCATTGCAACAACTTTGCTTGAAATAACCTCACCTTTGACAACTATTTCAGGGATACTCGATGTTGCCGGCAATATACTTGCCAAGGCATCTATAGTTTTGAGTGGTGGCATTGCAGGGGATGGCGGCGCACCTGCATCGGCCACGGCAGGATTTTCCGTAAATGGGAAAGTAATTGATGATGTGCATGAACATGAATCAGGAACATATCTTGACGGTCAAAGTTTACCTGTTACTGGTGATTCAGGGGGTGTAGTATGACACAAAGTTTATTATTAGATCAAAGTACTTGGGATATATTTGTGGATGCAAACGGGAACATGGCCATTTGTTCTAAGCCGTATTCAGTCGCCCAGGATGTCGCTTGCGCTATTAGAACATTTTTAGGAGAGTTGATATTTGATCTTGATACAGGAGTCCCATATTTTGAGGATATTTTAGGAAAAACACCACCACTTCAATTAATTCAAAGCACAATAACCAATATAGCCCTTGAAGTTAAAAATGTTGCCCAGGCCCGAACAATAATAAATAAATCTGATAATGGTGAGATATCTGGAGAAACACAAATAATAGACACGGATGGAGAAGAGGCAAATGTCGGATTTTGATACATCAGTTCCGAAAATAGAAATAACAACCACAGGCCCGGTGGCCCCAGAGCCAGAAGATATATTAACTGGGGTATTAACTGATCTTAATGCCTCCATGGGTGGGAATCTAAACATTGAAGATTTAAGCACACCCCAGGGGCAACTAGGACAATCCCAAGCGGCTGTTACAATCGATAAAGACAATGTGATTGTTGAGTTAATAAAAAATGTAAATCCTGATACAGCAAGCGGAGTGATGCAGGATGCCATAGGGCGTATTTATTTAATGACCAGGATTGCATCATTGCCCACGGTTGTAATTTGTTCTTGCGGTGGAACTCCTGGAACGGTAATTCCAACCGCGTCAAGTGTCCAGGGCCAAAATAATGAAATTTATATTAGTTCTGGACCTGCCGCAATTGGTGCAACTGGATTTGTTAATATATCCTTTCAGGCCACGGTGGATGGTCCCACAGTTGCTGCAATAGGATCAGTAAACAAGATTTATCAACAAATACCAGGGTGGGACACTGTAACGAATGCGGCAGCAGGTGTTGTTGGTAGAGATGTGGAAAGTCGTTCGGATTTTGAATTTAGACGGAAAAACTCAGTAGCTCTTAATGCTACTGGAAGTTTGCCAGCGGTAAGGGCAAATGTTTTTACCGTTGATGACGTTGTTGATGTGAGGACGGAGGAGAATGTAACAAATACCTCCGAGATAATAGGCGGAGTCACATTAGTTGAACATAGTTTATATGTGGCCGTTGTTGGCGGTAATGATGACGATATAGCAGAAGCAATTTGGAGAAGAAAAGGTGTAGGATGTGATTACAATGGCACTACATCAGTCGTTGTATATGACACTGAAAATTATAATCCACCATATCCTTCATATACCGTAAAATTTCAAAGACCTTCAAACATAAGAACTATCTTTGAGGTTACTTATATTCTCACAGAACAAACCCCGGCAAATGTTTCAGATTTGATAAAAGATGCCATAATAAACGCATGGAATGGTCTTGATGGTGGTTTACGCGCCCATATAGGTGATACCATATATGCCTTGCGTTATTTGTGCCCTATTCAGGAATCAGGGGACATTGATATATCGATACTTGAAATAGCAAGATTTGGCGATTCTTTGGGGATATCTGCTTCATATGACATTGACGAATACCCCACACTAGATATTACTGATATCACGGTGATACAAGCATGATAAACGTTGAAGGGACAATAATAAGTCAATACGGTGAATCCGCGTCGATAACTCAACTTGTTAGAGGAATTGATAATTATTTAGATCCCAGAGCAGATCTTGAAAACTTTTATAATCTTGTTTGGAATGTTGACACAGCGACAACATGGGGGCTGGATGTTTGGGGAAAAATAGTTGATCTATCGAGATATATAAATATTGAAACTCCGGTTCCCACACCTCCGTCATCGGAAGGGACTTCATTTTATATACCCGATGAAGATTATCGGAGTTATATATTATTTAAAGCGGTTGCTAATATTTCAAATTGTTCAGCCCCTTCATTAAATTCTTTGCTTGCTAATAAATTTAGTGAGCTTGGAGTTGCCTATGTTGCGGATACCGGATCAATGACAATGAGGTTTATTTTTGAATTCCCTTTGTCATATTGGGAAGAGGCACTTTTTGCATCGGGAACAATATTTCCAAAAACAACAGGGGTTCAAGCTGACGTTTTAATTCAACCTCCAACCGATGTTTTTGGGTTTTTTGGTTCAGGGCTACAGCCATTTAACCAGGCACCATTTACAGACCATCAACAATTCAACGAAGACGTTTTTGGTTTTGAAGAATCAGAATTACATCCATTTAATCAAGCACCTTTTACCAGTACATAGGAGAAAAATAATATGGTAGCAAGACCAACATATTTATCCAAAAATTTTGCTTATAATACAATCGATAAAAATGTAATACCAGAAAGTCCTAACCCATTATTGCCCGGGAACGCCTCCCTTGAATTGGGCTTTCCACCATTGACCAAGGTTCCCCTCGTTTCCGGTGGCCTTCCTCCATTGCAAGAAGATTTTAACGGGGCCTTATTTCATGTTTATCAATTTTTATCATGGGCACAGGCAGGTGGACAAGCTCTATGGAATGTATTGGTTGACGAATATCAGGTTAATAACCTTGTTTTTGGATCAGACGGATTAATATATAAATGCGTCCAGGTCAACGGATCGTCAACGACTCCAGTAGATCCGACAACAGATGTTCCAGATGACTACTGGGAAATATTAACCGTTGAAGGCTTGACAGCAAGCAGGGCCTTGGTATCAGATCCAACGGGAAAACTTGTGGTTTCTACCACGACAGCGGCTGAAATTGATATTCTTCAAGGTGCAACAGTTGGACTTGATAAGGTGGCAACTTTTGATGCGGCTGGACAGTTTACCCCCTCCGCAATAACCACGGATGAATTGGATTTCCTGGCTGGCGTTACGGATAATCTAAGACAAACAACAGTCCATACATATGTAACTTTTGTAGGTTCAACAGGAGTAATATCTGAAAGCAAAAATGTATCAAGCGTTGTAAGAAATAGTACAGGTAATTATACAATAAATTTTATAAACTCATTAGATACTGCTACATACTCAGTGGCCGGATCAGGAACTATTGTAGTAGGAGTAGTGGTTTTGTCGCCAGCAACTAGAAGTTTATCGAATTTAACATGTGAAACAGAACAGCCTGGAACTGGAAATATTGATGCGGCTCTTGTAAGTGTGATAATAACTGGAGGTATCTCATAATGAAAATTATTCTATTTAAAAAAGATGGTCAAATAAATTTTTTGAACCCATTCAGTGATTTGAAAATTGAAGAAGTGATAAAAAAGGATCTTCCAAAGGGGATCGATTATAATATTATTGATTTATCTGAATTGCCGGTTGATTCACCATTTCTTGATGCTTTAAATATAGATCTATCCATTGACATAGATAAAGCACAAGAAATAACAAGAAAAAAATTGATCCTTAAAACAGCTCCTGAATTTGCAGAGCTTGATAAAGACTTTATCGTAGCCTTAGAGAGGGGCGAAGACACCTCAGAGATTGTTGGAAGAAAACAAGAATTAAGAGATTTAATAAACTCAACTGATAACTGCTCCACAATTGAAGAACTAAAAGAGATCCTGGAAACCTAAATTATTAAATTTTGTGCCATATATAGCACATTTTGCCTTTATCCCCGGTAAAACTATTTCTACCGGGGAGACAAAAAAGTATCACATAAGTTTAAGAACTTGACTCTCAAGATGTTTATATATTACTATATTATTTTAGTTTGTTCAATTTAATTAATACTAATTATTCTTTAAATGGGGGTCTATGAAATAAATCCAATCAAATAAAATCATAAAAATTCATGTAGTTTATATGCCTAAAAAAAGGCCCTGTTTTTAATCCACCGACAGAGCCTTTTTTTTATTGCTACCCCGTTTCAGGGCATCAAAAGGAAGAGGTATATAGACCCCCCCCCTGAAATCATTAGTTTTTTCTAAACTTTATCTACCTGGGCAAATGGAAATAATATCTTGTATAATTCAAAAACATCATCGTGCCCGCCAGCCTGTACTTCTATTTCTTTACCAGAAAGATAAAATATTGTTTCGTCATTATCTATCATTATTTGCATGTCTTCGTCTGAAATTTCCCCTGTATCAATTTTTTCTTTAAGCTCTTTTATCTTCATTGGGATTCTCCTGGATTAATTATTTTTTTTGAAACTCTTCTTTACAAACTTTATAATCAAGTTCTTCCCATTGCTTTTCGGTAAGATCCACTTGCCTCATTTGATCGGATGCCATTTCTTTTAATTTTGATTCTTGAAGAAATCCAAGTTGAACAGCCCTTAACAGCATCAATGTTTTTCTCGAATCTCTTCCACACTTATCATTCCAAATTATGTAAATATCTGATCCATAAATTTCGTACAGATCGAAAGAAAAGAAAGGACCTATTCCTCCGAATTCGCTTTGAGGGTCTATTTCAGGTGACGATAATGACAAATCTATCAAAGCAGTTATTGCGCCTGGATTACCGTCTGACATTTTAGTTATTGCGCTAATAAATGTGTCTTTTAATTTTAATCTACTCATTGGTATTCTCCTGGTTTGGTTTTTAAACTTTGCGGTATTTATCAAGCATATTATCATCCGATTCAATACGTTTTTTTAGCTCTTTGATGACATCCATATGATAAGATTTTACCGTTCCATATGTTGAATGAGGGACTGTATCAGTTTTATATTCCATTTCTTTTGACATTGAAGAAAGTTTTTTTCCTATGGTGGTATAAAGCCCCTTTGATACAGCAAAGTAATCGTCAAGCCACTTTATAGCGCTAACAGCATTATAATTTTTACCAACACCAAGTTTGTTTTCCAGGGAGTTAACCTTTCTGACTGCAACGGATGCGGTTTGCATTGCTGTTGCGGCCTTCTTGCTGCTAATATATGCTTTTGTTTTGATAGCCTCGTCACGCTGATTTTTCATTAACTCTTTTTCCTGGCGTTCAAACTTGAGTTTCTGCAAAAGCTCAATGCCATAATCAGGATTTTCTAATATATTCTCAATTGTAATGGGAGTGGCGTACATTCCATTTTTTCGGATGGATGGAAGCACTTCTGATGTGACCCACTTTCTAAATCTTTTTGCATCTTGTTTTCGTGATCGAAGCACAAGGAAGTAAAGGCCTGATTCAGATATTATAGTCATCTTCTGTTTTCTACCTATGGTATCGGAAATATCCACCACATCTTTTTCATCATTATCAAGAATTTTAGGTATATCCCTTGTCTCTGTTCCGAGAATGCTGCAAACATCCTTTCCAACAAACCACGGTTCACCATCTTTCTCGATTGTCCTAATTTCCCAGCCATTGTTCGAAAAGATTTGTAAGTCCATTTTTACTCCTAAAATAAAAAAAGCTCGCCCGGATGAGACTCAGTTTTTACACTGACCGGGCAAGCTTTAAAATTTTGTATTCTGTTTATCTCGTCTCATCAAGATATTTAAACTATGCCATTTTACGCCTATTTAGTCAAGTTTCAATAAAATTAATATCTGGATATCTCTTAAAAAGCATCTTTATTTTAAGCTCATACATAGCCGTTTTTTTGCCCTTTACGTCAACGACTATAGTATGACCCTCTTTATTTTTATAACGAAAATCAGCCTGATATTTTATGGCCCTAATCGTTTTATCATGTCTCTTGAACTTGTCCTGCAAAACGAATACCGGCTGCAACTCTAAATCTGTTATTGATCCGGTTAACTCCCTTAATTTTAATTCCCTGTATTGTCTGCCCTCTTTCAAAGATGGGAACTTATGCCCGTCAATAACAATTGATTTTGCGTTATATTTGTGCTTCTTTTTCTTTTTCAATTTTATGATCATCATTCGACTCCTTTATTTCATTAATATTTCAAATCTAAGACCATTCTTGATCTGTTTAACTGCGTTTTGTATTCCTATCTATACACTGGCATTGGCATGATAGTATTCGGCTCTTCTACACGTATGTTTCTTTGTCGGTAGAAAAATATTTATATTGCAGAAAAAAACAGGGGGCAAATATTCTCTTGGTTCGGAATCAAGGTTTTTGCATTCTTTGCAGCATCCTGGTAGCTTGAAGGACATTATATTTTCCTTTTTATTGACATATTTTAAAAATTTGTTACTATTCACCGTGTTTGGTTTTCCTTTTGGCCCGGATAATACCGGGCCTTTTTTATTTCCCTAAGATCTAATATCAATAACAAAATCCATAATAATTTTTTTGATAGTGGCATCAATAGTCGGCCTTGATACTCCCAATTCAACTATGATATCCGGAGTAGATCCACCTTTTAATTTCAATTCAATAAATCTTTCTATTTTTTCATTATTTAAGCCGCCACGATTATTTTTATGGGAATAATTTTTATCAAAAAGTCGTCTGCTCCCCATACCTGCAATTATTAATTTTATGAAAGACTCTTTAGTTTCAAGTTTTTCCGCAATTATCGATATGCTTTCGTCTGATAATATCCATTCAAGGACAATAAATTTTATATCTTCGGTAACTTGAAAATCAGTTTCTGGCCTATCAATATTTGATATTTCCATTTTACAGAGTAATTTGTGTATAGAGGACATGCCAAGTCTTTCACTGATATCTTTGATTGTAATCCCGTTTTTAAACAATCTCTTAACTAATGCAATTTGCTTTTCAGTGAGTTTGAATTTGTCTTTTTTCCATGAAGGATCAATCTTTATTCCATTTAATAGCAATCCGCTCTTTAGGGTATTTACGTGTATTCCGCCCATGATCCGGCAGACTTCCTGTTGAGAAGATCCTTTTTTCAGCATTTTATGGGCTTCTTTGATTTCGTGATCTTCCATAATTGTATGACCCTTTCTTCCATTTTTTTTCATCTTGTGTTATCCTTTTTGTGTGTGAGTTTGGTTTGAGGCCCCTGTTTTTTATGGGGCCTTTTTTATTTTATAACTCTTCAAATACCATTTTACTTTAAAAGAAATAATATAAAGAATTGCATAGAAAAGAAGTCAAAAACACAACTCCTATAAAACCAACGGTATCCGCATTCAAGATCTTAATCATTATTTTTTTCATTGATCTTTATCCTTTTTTCTCGATTAATTTATTATTTACCATCCCATAGGATCATACCAAGTATCCGTTTTTTCATCAAAGGTAGGTCTTTTTTCTTTTTCCAGTTTAGAAGACTCCTCTTCTGTCTTCTTTTCCCCGATAATAGTTAATTTAATATCGTCTGTTTCTATTTTTAATATTTCTTGTTTAGACATCAATGCTCCTTGATTATTTTATTCAAGCCCATTCCCATTGACATGAGCTTTCCAATTCAGATTATTTATTATTCAAATTTTTTAATAGAATTATAATAATCAGATAGAAGTTTTGATTCTGATTTTGCTTGCTTCATTTTTTCTTTTGCCTTTTTTATTGCCTCTGATACATCATCAGCATAATAAGATATAAAAAAATCAATACCTTCCTTGCTGAGTATATCCCATAAATAAAAAGGATTCACATAATTGTTATATGGATTAGATAGGTTTTTCCCAAATCTTATATCGTTAAGATATTCTACTCTGTTTATGAAACCACCATGTATGCGTAGATTTAGCTCTTTGTTTTCGAGCAACGTCCAACCAGTATCATTGCCTAAATGGTCATTGCTCCTTATTAATTCAACTGATAAAAACGATAAAAATGTTTTCATCTTGATTAGATTATTGCTCCCGTTAATTTTAATCTTTTCCGATGAAAATTTTTCGTAGAATTCTCTTCTTGTTATCATAACATTTCCCTTCCCATTGACATGAGCTTGATTTTATGGTTGTTTAGCGGTTCACTTTGCCAAGTGCGTATGCTTTTTATTAAATGGCCTTGTATTTATTTACAGGGCCTTTTTTTATGGGAACTATCTTTAGATGATCTTTTTTGATTAATTTCTTCAAACCTGCTGCAGGTATTTTTAGATCTTCCTGTTTATGCTCGATAGGATTATTGGTTTTCTCTTCTTTTGCCATAATTTCATATTCCTTGATAAAATCCTTTTTAAACCACCTTAAATCACTTTCGTTCATATTCCCAAGCTGCCACATTGACCACATGCCATTCATCAACGTACGGGTAACAGAATCTTTAAATAGGTGCTTGCATTCCCTACCGTCACGCTTGGAATAGTTCAGAACTATATCAAGTTGCTTTCTACTTTTGGCTTTTATGCCGGTAAAACCGCTGGTTTTTTCTATGGCCTCAACGATCTCTTTCACGATAGGCATTGCAGGATAGGTGGCCTCCCGGTTTAAAATCAACCAATCAATACCATTCTGGATCTGCTTAATGTCGTATTTGTTAAGATAATTCAGGTAAAATGGGACATCGAAATCATCAAGTTTAAATCTAAAGTTTTTAGAAAGTAAAAAAATGGAATCAAAAAATAGTTGTCTTTCTTTTTCGTTATCTTGCATTTTGGCCTCCTGTTATAAAATTATTACGCATATCTGCTGCTTCATGAAGATTGCTTGCTTTGGTATTATTTGTTTTTTTGTTTGATGTCTCAAAAGAGTTCGCAATATTCTGGAATTTAGAAAGACCGTTTTTACTTTTGGTCCGCAATGGTGCCAGGGAATAAATATTAGTTTCCCAGAAATCATCTCTTACAGCCCACTTTAAAACATCTTTGATATAATCAAGTTGGTATTTATCGATCCTGATTAATTTATCAATAGTGTCAGCAGACTTTCCCAGGTCTGATTTTATACGTGGATCTTTATTCGAAATATAAATTATAAAATTCTCAGAAAACTTAATAACATCCGATGATATTTTTTTGGTCATTTTTATTTTCTCCTTTTTAATTTTTGTTTTTTTAATGTGTGGGGAGATATCTTTAGATATCTTTTCTTTAGGTTTAGGATTAGGATTAGTAGATGTGTCGGTGATCTGTCGGTGATCTGTCGGTGCCTGTGTGGAAACTCCTGTTGTTGTTGGCTCAATGGTGTCGGTGATCTGTCGGTGATCTGTCGGTGTCTGGTGTTTATTTTTCCCTGTCGGAGTACTGTCGATGTCTGAGCTAAAACCATTGGCATTGTTGGCTAAGGGGTGTCGATGCTCTGTCGATGTATTGGTTTTATTCATTAGGTCATTATCTATAAAATGAAGCGCTGTATTATTACCTGGCCTTCTTTTATCGCTTATGTGGCCACCGCCTGAAATTACATCATTTATAAACTTTCTTACTTTATCTCTTGACCAACTCCAAAGTTTTGAATATCCAGCTATAGAGCAATCAAGCCCATTATTTCTGTCTAAAGTATAAGAAAATATAGCTTCAATTTTAGAAAATGGCCTTTGTATGTTTTTAAATTCCTGGGAAAAGTATTTATCTATTGGAACCCATTTGTTACCACGACTCAT